ATGTCATCACGGCTATTAATAGCCTCTCTCCGCTCGTTGCAAACAAGGTGCTGGAGTCAATGTCACCCAATGAAATCCGTGCGCTTGTATCGCTTCCTGCGAAGGCAGAGGGCCAAGGGCTGATGACCCCCGCTGGCACGCCTTCGGATGTCGTCGGACCCAATCCCCAACCCGACGAGCAACCGCAAACCCCCGCCATGATGGGGAACGACAACATCAAGAAATTGTCGGGCAGGGAGTACCAAAACCTGATGAGAATCGTCCGTCACTATGCCCAAGAAAAAATCACCTTGGAGATGGCCCGCACAATGTTATCCGCTGGTTTCGGGTTGACGGCCGAAGAAGTGAACACCCTATTGGGCGTGCAGGAGCAGGCGTTCAGCGAACCCCAATGGGGCGAAGAAGACACCGAGGACTACGGATGGGGGGACGAGGAATTCAAGGTCTTGCAGGTGGTCGCAAGTAAGTTTGGGAGCAGTTCGGACGATTATGTGGTCATGCACTCCAAGCCAATGCGGTTTGATGCCGACTTGGACGACCAAGTCCGTCAAGCCTTCGCTGAACTTGGGGAGGAAGAGAAAGAACTCGACGAGAAAATTGAAAAGTACCGCAAGAAGAATCGGGACGCATCGGTAGAAGAAATGGCCAAGGAGTTCGGGGTCAGCAAGGCCAAGGTCGCCAAGCGGGTGGCATACTTGATTACCAAAGGCCGCTACCCTATCGCAAGAGCGGTGGACCAAATCTCCAAGGAAGGTGCCAAGCCAACGGATGAACCCGTGCTTGAAGTCCGCTACAAATACTCTTGGGCCGCTGGATTCAGCAACAAGGACAAACAAACCAGCCGTGAGTTCTGCAAGGTGATGCTGGACCTCGCTGACCAAGGCAAGGTGTACACCCGTGACGACATCAACGGCATCTCCAATATCATGGGGTATAGCGTTTGGAATCGCAGAGGCGGTTGGTACCATACCGCCAGCGGAGTGAACCGTCCCCAATGCAGACACATTTGGGAGCAGCAGTTGGTAATCCGCAAAGGCAATAAAATCACGAAAGCATGAAGGCACTATTCATAAGCGAACAAACCCTGCTGGACAACTCGGTCATAAACGAGAATGTGTCGTTTACCCAAATTCGGCCCACGATTGTAAAGGTCCAAGAGATGCGGATTCAGCCGATAGTCGGTTCGGCCCTGTATAGCGAAATGGTGACGCAAGTGGTGAGCGGCACGACCACGGCCCTCAACACGACGCTCTTGGAGGACTACATCCAACCCGCTATGGTGCAATGGCTCTACTACGAGTTACCCATGGTATTGGCCTTTAAATACATGAACAAGGGAATGGTCCGCAGAACCAGCGAAGAATCCAGCCAAATGTCCATGGACGAAATCACCCGCCTCACCGACAAAGTGAAGAACGATGCTGAGTGGTACTCCGAGCGCATCACCCGCTACCTCATGGAGAACCGCACCGACTATCCGCTCTTTAATTCCCCGCCATCGGCTTTGGATACCATCTACCCGAACGGAACCAACTACAACACAGGCATGGCTCTCGACGCTCGGACCCTCCGCCGTGGCGCTGGGCTTGATAGGCCATGGCCCTACGGTTACGACCCCTACTGCAACAACTGCTAACGATGGGAGCGCATTCAAAAAATATTCTGAAATTACAGGCTTATGTCATGGATAAAAATCAAGCAAGCACTCCTTGCGCTTGCAAATGCTCATCCGCAGGTAAACTCCTTCGGGACGGGCGACCCGCTTGCAATCGGCACGGACAACACCATCAACCTGCGAACCCCAAGCCGTGAACGCATCGTCTATCCTTTGGTCTTTGCAGATGTGCAGTCGGCAACTACTGATGCTGGGACTTTGGACCTTGTGGTCGGTGTCTATTTTAGCGACCGGGTGGAGTCCATCAAGCCGATGGGCGGAGTGGTTTCGGGCAGCCCTACGCTGGGTTGGCAGGATAACGAGGACGAGGTCCTAAGCGACCAACTACAAATCGCACAGGACTTCATTTCAAGCCTCACAAACGACCCAAGCGAGGACTGGACCCTCTCATCCAGCGTGAACCTTACGAGGTTTGTAGAGAGCCGGGATGACCGCACCGCAGGGTGGCAGGCAACGATGACTTTTGAAATCCCTTACGGCCATTCGGTTTGTGAAATTCCGACCTAATTTACATTTATACTAAAAGCAAATTATGCCTACACCTATTCTGCAACAAATGCTTGGCCAAGGCGGTACGATGGAATTCGTTGACGCTGCCGTTACAGGCAAAAACTACGACTTCTTGGTAGTCAACACCGCAGCCACATTCACAACTTTAACCGGGACTGGAAGCGAAAACCTGCTAACCGCTTACGCTATGAGTGGCAAGTCCGTTTCCGCTGGCATCGTTATCAGCGGTCGCAACGGAGGTAAGATTACTGCCGTTACTCCAAGCGCAGGTTCCGTCATCGGATATACATTCCTGTAAGCGATGCTGATAGGTTACGGCTACGGTTATCCTCGCTCAATGCAGTTTGGCAGCAGCCCTGCCTTGACCGCTTGGAACGCCTTTAATTCAAGGGCTACGGCTGACGGAGCAATTGCTGCCGAGGCTGCCGTGAATGGTTGCCTGTTCACACGATTCGCTGCAATCTTCAACTTCTAACAATGCCGACACCTTCGCTGATTTTAGTACCTGCACGATTCAAAACGGGCAAACTCTACACCCCAGTCGCTACGACTTCGGGTGGTTTGGTCCTTGGTGCATCGGGCGACTTCAATGTAACCCGTGCGACGACTGCGACCCGTGTCA